AAGACAAAGACAAGCACTCCCGCAAGGCTACCGCCGCACACGCCCAGGAGGCTTCCGGAGAGGATGTGACCCCCATATCCCCCCAGGCCGAAAGGATGGCTGCGGATGCCGAGCCAGGGTGGGCGACCATTCTGGAGCACATCGGCAAGCTGGTCGAGGACGCTCCGGACCTTCCGACGCTTCGGGAGTCGCTGCTCGCAAGCTACGCCGATCTGCCCGATGGAGATCTGGCCGAAGTGATGGCCATGGGATTCGCCGCCGCCGAGCTGGCGGGGCGCTACGACGTGGAGAGGGAGTCTGATGTCTGATCCGGCCGCAGCTGACCCGAAGGTGGCGGGCGTACTCAAGCGCCCGTTTCCGGAGCAGGTCGCCTTTTTCCGGGCCAAGCTCGGCAAAATGATGCCGTCCGCCAAGTGGGACGACGTCTGGAAGGGGCGGCACGATCAGGGGTTCATGGTGGCCGGGGCCGCAAAGGCGGACCTGCTGTCCGACCTGGCCGCAGCGGTCGACAGGGTTATTGCCGAGGGCGGAAGCATTCAGTCCTTCCGCAAGGACTTTGCCCGAATCGTCGAGCGCAACGGCTGGGACTACCGGGGCGAGTTCAACTGGCGCACCAGGGTTATCTACACGACCAATCTTTCCACGAGCTACGCCGCCGGTCGCCTTGCGCAACTGCGCGAGGGCGGCTTTGAGTGGTGGGTGTACAAGCACTCCGACAGCTCCCTTCATCCCCGTCCGCTGCATGTGTCCTGGAACGGTCTCACGCTGCGGGCTGACGATCCCTGGTGGAAGGCGCACTACCCTCCGAACGGGTGGGGCTGCCGATGCCGGGTTGTCGGCGTCAGGCGTCCCGAGGATGCCGACAGGTACGGCGGCAAGGTGCGCACGGCTCCGGATAATGGAATCGACCCCAAGACGGGAGAGCCGAGCGGCATCGACCGTGGATGGGGCTACATGCCCGGCGACACGGTTTCAGACGCCGTCCGGACGATGGCGGCCAAAACGCAGCAGTGGGATTATTCCCTGGCCAAGTCGTACATGCAGGGAGTTCCGGAATCTGTCCGCGACAGGTTGGCCACGTCATACCGCAGCCTACCTTCCGTGGCGGATGATGTCCGGCGTTATGCGGACAGGGCGTCAAAGGTTGCCGAGGTCGAAGTGCAGCCGTATCGCACCATGGGATTGCTCACGAGCGGAGATGTGTCCAAGGTGAAAGAGCTGACAGGCGTCGATGTCGCCGGGTTCGATTATGCGCTAGACAAGTCTTCCGTCCGGCACATCCTGGGGGGGCATGGCGATGAAGCGGCAGAGGTTGCGCGCGGACAGCTCCCTGTTTCTCCTTCGGATTTTTCCCGCCTTCCAAGGCTGCTGAACGCTCCTGACAAGATGGAGGCCGCAGGGGCCTCCCGGAGTACGGGGCATCCGCTGGTGAAGGTTTCCGGAGAGATTGACGGGGAAGAGATGGAAGCGGTTTTCGAATTACGCGGGAAGCGACGCATGGCTGCGCTGATCACTCTTTACAAGAGGGGAAAGTAGCGGCGACCCGACCCCTACGTCCAAGACGCTTCCGGGTATGAACCGGACGGTGTGTGTCGCCGCCTTCCAATAAAGGTACGTTTTAGTATGATCAGAGTCAACATAGACGACAGAGAGGTTCTGGACGCCCTGGAAGGGCTTGTCCGCCGCCTCGGCAACATGACTCCCGCCATGCAGGACATTGGGGAGCTGCTCGCCGAGAGCGCGATCCAGCGGTTCTCCGACGGCGTCGGCCCTGACGGCGAAGCGTGGAAGGAGAACTCCCCGGCGACCATCCTTGCCTATGTCGACAAGTACAAGGGCTCCCGCAGCAAGCGCGGCGGGCTGACCAAGAAAGGCCAGGCCCGCGCGGGATCAAAGAAGCCGCTCATCGGCGAAACCAAATCCCTGTCCACGATGATACATTACAGCGCGGGTCGCGACAGGGTTGAAATCGGCAGCCCACAGGTTTATGCTGCCGTGCAGCAGTTCGGCGCGAAGCGCGGGCAATTCGGCGCGGCTCCCTGGGGCGATATTCCGGCCCGTCCTTTCCTTGGTGTTTCGGACAGCGACAGGGGCTCCATCCTGACCATCGTATCGGGGTATATGCTGCCATGATGACGAGAGGGGTTGCGCAAAATCCGAAAACTCGCCAGAATGCCCCCAGAACGATTTTTAACCATCGTCCCTAGCGTGGACACCTGTCCACCCCCTTCACCCCCCTAGTAAACGCCGGTAAACGGGTTAAACGGGGCGACCAGACAAAGACACCAATCAGGCGCGGAAGAGAGCGGCTATATGCTGACCCTCTTCCGCGCCTTCTTATCATCTGATGTGGCCATGATGGCTACATGAAGACCCTCACCGATCGTTTCAGCATCCGCCTTCCTTCCTCGGACACCCCGCCGGAATGGGTTCATCTCGTTCCGGCGGGGAAATTCTCGGGGCGCGACGGGCGCGGGCCGTATGAGCTTGACGCCGACGCCGTGCTGTCCGCCTTTGCCGGGTGGGGAATCGACCTGGTGGTCGACTACGACCACCAGACCCTTACCGCCGAGAAGAAGGCCGGACCAGTCCCCGCAGCCGGATGGATCAAGAAGCTGGAGCTTCGAGAGGACGGCGTGTGGGGGCAGGCAACGTGGACCGAGACGGCAGCCAAAGCGCTCGCCGCCAAGGAGTACAGGTACCTGTCGCCGGTATTCGCATACGACCCGGACACCGGAAGGGTCGTGTCTCTCTCCGGGGCTGGCCTGACGAACACCCCCAACCTTTACCTGCATGCCGCAGCCTCTCAAGGAGACCCCATGAGCAAGGAACTGCAGGAGCGAGTCGCCCACAAGCTGGGACTCGCCCCCACCGCCTCGGCCGAGGAAATCCTGGCCGAGCTTGACAAGAAGAAAGACCTGCTGACCGCAGCCCAGGCAGCACAGGGCGCGGCCCCCGACCCGACCAAGTACGTGCCTCTCGACCAGCATGAAGCGGTGTCCCGAAAGCTGGCCGAACTGGAGGGCGAGGTCAAAACCAAGGCCGCGACGGACGCCGTGTCCGCAGCGATGTCCGCTGGCAAGATCGCCCCTGCCATGGAGGGCTGGGCCAAGGATTACGCGATGGCCGACCTCGAAGGCTTCGCCAAGTATGTGGAGGCGGCTCCTGTCATCGCTTCCTCCCATTCCATGAAGCGCCCGGACAGCGACGGCCATTCCGAGCTGTCCGAGGACGATCGCACGGCGGCCCGCCTGTTGGGTATGTCGGAAGAAGCGTTTTCCCAGGCCAAGAAGGATGTCCGGCATGGCTAACCGCCTCGCGGAAGTGAAGGCGCACGCGCTGCGGCAGAAGGATGTGCGCGCGGCCGTGTTGGCTGCGCTGTATGTGTCTCGCACCGTCAAGACACCGCCTCTCGACGGCCTTTCCGTCAAGCACGTCGCAGACGACAGCGGCTACTCCGAAGTGGAAGTGCGCTTTGCTTGCGAGGTGCTTGTCGAGACGGGAATGGCGTTGCCGACCGGCAGCTACTACCGCATTACCCCGCGCGGCTGCGTTGAAATCGAATCCATCACCGAAAAGGAGTAAGTGAACATGGCTATCGTTACCCCCGCCCTTATCACCTCGCTGCGCACCGGGTTCTCCGACGCGTTCCGCAAGGCGCTGGGCGACACCCCCACCGACTATCAGAAAGTCGCGACCGTCGTTCCCTCCGGGTCCGCAGGAAACACGTACGGCTGGCTCGGGCAGTTCCCCAAGCTGCGCGAGTGGATCGGCGACCGCGTCATCAAGGACATGGCCGCCCAGGCGTACCAGGTCCAGAACAAGCTGTACGAATCCACGGTCGGCGTGAAGCGTACCGACATCGAGGACGACAACGTCGGCATATACGCCCCGCTGTTCTCCGAGATGGGTCGGGCCGCCATGTCTCACGCGGACGAGCTGGTCTTTGCCCTGCTGAAGGCCGGAGCCTCGACCCTGTGTTACGACGGGCAGAACTTCTTCGACACCGATCACCCCATCTACCCCGAGGTCGACGGGACCGGGTCCGCTGAAACCGTGTCCAACATGGACGTCCCCGGAGCTGATCCCGGCGCGCCCTGGTACCTGCTCGACACCGGCCGCGCCCTCAAGCCGCTGATCTTCCAGGAGCGCACCAAGCCGGAACTCGACAGCATGACCGCGACCAACGACGAGGGCGTGTTCGTCCGCGACGAGTATCGCTACGGCATCCGCTATCGCTGCAACGCGGGCTTCGGTTTCTGGCAGATGGCCTACATGAGCCGCCAGCCCCTGTCCGCCACCAGCTTCAACTCCGCCATGACCGCCATGATGAACACCAAGGCCGACGGCGGCCGCCCGCTGGGCATCAAGCCCTCCGTGCTGGTTGTTCCTCCGTCCCTGCGCGCTGCGGCCATCGAGATCGTGAAGAACGAGCGCCTGGCCAACGGCGCGTCCAACCCCAACTTCGGCGTGGTCGACATGATCGTCTCGCCGTGGGTGGCCTAAGGAGGTCGTAAATGGCTGAGAAAGATAAGACTCAGAAGAAGGACGAAAAGCAGGAGTCCGGCCTGGTCACGCTCGTGGTGCGAACCAAGAGCCTCTCGCGCCGGTTCCGTGCTGGCCTCGGGCCGTTCCATCTGGAGCCCGAAGAGGTCGAAGCGACCCCCGACCAGGAAGCGGCCCTTCGCGCTGATCCCGAACTCGTGGTGAACGTGGCATGAGCTACACCACGCTGCAGGAGTTAGTCGATCGCTACGGCGAGGAGCGACTGGTGCAGTTGACCGACAGGAGCATGGCCGAGGTCATTGACCAGGCCGTGCTCCTGCGCGCCATTGCCGACGCCGACGCCGAGATCGACGGGTATCTGGCCGCGCGCTACCGCCTTCCTCTGGCAAGTGTCCCCCCTGTGCTGACGCGGATCGCCCCGGACATCGTCTTCTATCGCCTCCATAGCGATGAAGCTCCGGAAGAGGTCCGCACCCGCTATGAGGACGCCCGTCGCCTGCTGGAAGGCATCAGCCGTGGCTCCGTCGGCCTCGGAGTTCCGGAGACCGAGGATCAGCCTCGCCCATCGCTAGCCTCTGCCAGTTCCGGGAATCCGCGCATCATGGACCGCTCGGGTACGGAGGGGCTCTGATGGTTTCTCTTGAACCCGCGCTTGTCGCCCGTATCGCCGAGAACATGCCCAAGGCTGTGAAAGTCTTCTCCGCCGCCGACCTTGCCGGAGTGCGCGAGGCCGCACAGCACACCCCGGCGGTGCATGTGATCTATGACGGCTACCGCGTGGTTCAGGCCGACGGGGCTGCAGCCGAGATTGAAACGTCCTGGTTGACCGTTCTGGCGGTGAGAAACGCGAGGGCGCAGAAGACGGGCAGCGCGGCAAGAGAAGACGCCGCGAAGCTAGTTTCCAGCCTGTACGGTTCTCTGGCCGGGTGGCTTCCCCCTGGGTGCGTACGCGAGCTTGAGCTGGCCAATGCCCCGCGTCCCGGCTTCGACGCAGGGTTTCTGTACCTGCCGCTGGCATGGAACACGCGGCAGCTGCTGGTTGGCAGTGTGGCCGGAGAAGAGGTCGAAGTTCCCTTGCAAACAGTAACATTCAAAGGAGACGTCGAATGAAAACCTATATCTATTCCGGGCCTCCCTCCGGCGTGACCATCGAAGGCCGCGAGGTGATGCTCTGGCCCGGTCGTACCGTGGAGCTGCCGGAAGAGTCCGGCTACGTGTCGGCGCTTGTGGCCCAGGGGCGACTGACGCCCGCACCGGGCGCTGCGCCCCAGAAAAAGCGGAGCAAAGGAGAGTAAGCCATGGCAGCCAATTTCTTGCATGGTGTTGAAACCATCGAAATCCTCAAGGGGCCTCGCCCGGTACGCACGGTCAAGTCGGCCGTTGTTGGACTGATCGGAACGGCTCCGTCCGGGCCTGTAAACGAGCCCACCATTGTCCTGTCCGACCGCGATGCCGCGCAGTTCGGGACGGCGCATCCCAACTACACCATCCCGCAAGCCCTTGACGCGATCTTCGACCAGGGCGCGGGTACGGTCATTGTCATCAACGTGCTGGACCCTTCCATCCACAAGGCTGCAGTAACCGACGAAGCGCTTGTTCTGTCCGGGGATGTGGGAACCGCCGCGCACCCGGCATGGAACGGCGCGCCGACGGTCAAGTCGTCGGACGGCGAAACCACCCACGTGGCCGGGACGGACTACACCTACGACGCCGACGCGGGAACCATCACCCGTATCGCCGGGGCCGGTATCGCCTCCGGGGCGAGCCTGCTCGTGAGCTACGAGCACAAAGACCCCACCGCCGTCCTGCCTTCCGACCTGATCGGAGCCGTGACCGTGGGCGGCGCTCGCACCGGCATGAAGGCCCTGGACGACACTTACAACCTGTTCGGCTTCTTCGCCAAGATTCTGATCGCCCCGGTGTACTGCACCCAGAACAGCGTGGCCGTGGAAATGATCAGCATGGCGCACAAGCTGCGCGCGGTCACGCTGATCGACGCCCCTGTCGGGCTGACCCCGCAGCAGGCGATCA